ACGATTGAGCTTTACCACGAAGAGGGCGGTAAGTGGTATCGCTGCTACTTCCACGCCTCTGGCATCCTTGAGTCCGGCGAGAGCGTCTATCTGGACGAGAAGGGCCGCCCTGGTTGCCCGATTGAAGCGGTCTCGTGCTTCATCGACCGTGAGAATAACCGCTACGGCATTGTCCGCGACATGCGACCTTTGCAGGACGAGATCAACAAGCGCCGGTCCAAGGCGCTGCACATGCTCAATACCCGCCAGGTGCAGGAATCCCAGCCGGGCATGGGCATGGGTGAGGTGGATACCGTTAGATCCGAAGCCGCGCGCCCGGATGGCGTGCTGCCCTCGGGCTGGCAGATCATCACGAACAGCGACGTGCTTCAGGGCCAAATCTCGCTGATGCAGCAAAGCATCGCGGAGATTGAACGTCTGGGGCCGAACCCGGCGGTGCTTGGCCGGCAGGGGGCGGACGCATCGGGCCGGGCGCAGCTTGTGCGCCAGCAAGCGGGGCTCACTGAGCAGGCGATTGTCTTCTCGGGCATCGAGGATTGGGAACTTCGCGTCTATCGGCAGATGTGGATTCGTGCGCGTCAGTTCTGGACCGCGCCGATGTATGTGCGGATCACGGATGACGAGGGCGCGCCGGAGTTCATCGGCGTCAACCAGCCGGAAGTCGGGTTTGATCCGATGACCGGGCAGCAGGTGGTGTTGGGCTACAAGAACCGCCTGGCCGAGCTGGACGTGGACATCACCATCGACAGTGTGCCGGACACGGTGAACATTCAGCAAGAGCAGTTCCAGATGCTTACGGAACTGGCGAAGATGTACGGCCCGCAAGAGGTGCCGTTCGAAGACATTCTGGAAACCTCGACCATGCCGAACAAGCGGCAGGTGATCGAGCGCCGCAAGGCCCGCCAAGAGCAGGCCGCGCAAGCGCAGTCCGCGCCGGACCCGCGTCAGCAGATGGCCGAGCGGGGCATGATTGCCGAGATTTCCAAGACCGAAGCCGAGGCCGCGCTAACGGGCGCCAAGGCTCAGAACGAGATGCTGAAGCCGCAAATCGAGGCCGCCAACGCCTTGATCGCGGCTCAGAACCCGCCGCCGGGGTATCCGGGCGCTTCGCCGTTTGTGGGGGCGTAATCCCACGACAGGCCGCCGCTGATCGGGCGAGGGCTTAGGCCCTGACGTGCCGCCGACGTATCGGGCGAAGGGAACCACTATGCAAGACGAGGACTTCCTTGACGGGCTCGCGCCCGATCAAACCGCTGCGCCTGTGCAGGAACCGGCCCCGACACCGGAGCCGCCCACCGAAGCCGCGACCGGCGACATTCGCCCGCGTGGACCGGATGGGAAGTTTCTGCCGAAAGAGGCTGGGGGCCAAGAGCCCGCACCTCAACCGCAAACCCCGACGCCCACGTCGGAAGCGGTCCAACCGGCCACCGTCGCCGAACACGCCAAGCCGCCCGAAGGGTTCGTCCCCATCGGCGTGGTGCAGGAGCTTCGCAAGGAGCTTCAGACGTTCAAGCAACAGGCCGCGCAGCCCCCGCCCCCGATGCCCGATCCTTACGAGGACTTCGAAGCATATCAGGGATGGCAGGAAGCCCAACTCACGGCGGAACGGGCCGATTGGTCTCGGCAACTTGCCGAGGCCCGGCACGGTGCGGATACGGTGGAACAGGCTCGCGCCTGGGCCTTCGAACGCGCCGAAGCTGACCCGATCTTTCGCCAGCAGTCCGCGATGCAGCGTGACCCTTACGGCTTTGCGATTGAAGCATGGAAGCGCGATCAAGTGCTTACCAGGCTTTCCGATCCGGGGCTGATCGACCGTTTCCTGGCGTTTGCCGGCGGCCAAGCCGCGCCGACGCCCCACAACCCCGCCGCGCCCGTCGCGGCCATCCCCCAACCGCCAACACCGCCTCGTTCGCTCGCCTCCGTACCCTCGGCGGGCAGCTACAAGCCGGGTGAAGTCCCGCTTGACGACGAGTCGTTGTTCGCCTCCGCCATAAGGTAAAAGACAATGGCCGAAGTGACCCTCGCCACCGCTTCTGAGAAGCAGGTTTGGCGCAAGAACTACTTTGAAGAGTACGTCCGCGAGTCCGGCTTCAAGCCGTACATGGGGCGTGATCCGACCTCGATCATCGTGTCGCTCTATGAGCTTCAGGAGCAGGCCGGAAAGACCGTCAATGTTCCCCTGATCCTCAAGCTGGCAAATGCCGGCGTGACGGGTTCGGCGGTTCTGGACGGGGCCGAGGAAGACCTCGGCAACTACAACTGCGACATCTCCATCGACTGGCTCCGCAACGGCGTCCGCGTTCCGAAATCGACCTCGTACAAGACCGAGATCGACCTGCTGGGCGCCGCTCGCTCGATGCTGAAGCAGTGGTCGGCGGAGCAGATGCGCGACGACGTGATCCGGGCTATGCTTTCGGTTGTCACGACGGGTTCGACTACGGTCAACCTGGCGTCATCCTCGGCGGCCAACCGGAACGCCTTCGCTGCGGCCAACTCTGACCGCATCGTCGCGGGTAAGCTCCTGTCCAACTACTCCGCGACCTGGGCGACCATGACCGCGACGCTGGACACGACCGACGACAAGGCCACGGCTGCGAACATGAGCCTGCTGAAGCGCGTTGCGAAGCTCGCCTCCCCGGCGATCCGTCCTTACAAGACGGGTGACGGGCGCGAGTATTTCGTGGCGTTCCACGGCGCGCGCACGTTCCGCGACCTGAAGCTGGACTCGACCATGACGCAGGCCAACCGCGAGGCCCGCCCGCGTGACGTTGAGGCGAACCCGTTGTTCCAAGACGGTGACCTGATCTATGACGGCATCATTCACCGTGAAGTGCCCGAGATCGACACCATCGCGGCCAACGGCGGCACGGCTTACACGCTGAACAACGCGGGCGCCGGCGGTACGGTTGACGTTCGCCCGGTCTTCCTCTGCGGCCAGCAGGCCGTGGGCGTGGCCTGGGGGCAGATGCCGGTTCCGAAGACGGACTCGACCAAGGACTACGGGTTCCGTCCCGGTGTCGCCATCGAGGAACTGCGCGGCGTCAAGAAGATGGCCTACAACGGCAAGCAGCACGGCATGGTCCTCGGCCTCTACGCCGCCGCCGCCGACAGCTAATCCCATCAACCTGAATTGAGGCAGGGGGCTTCGGCCCCCTGATTTTTCACATGGCAACTCTGACTAGCTCTCGCGCGCTGGCGACGGTTCCGGCTACCCTCTTTGCGGGTAACGGCGTCGTTCAGGCCGCGTATGGTTCCTACACCCTCGCCGCCAACCCGACCATCGCTGACGTGATTGAGTTCTGCCGCGTCCCGGCGGGCTCGGTCATTCTCGGCGGCTGGTTCCGTGGCGAGGACATCGACACCGGCACCGAGACGCTGGACATCGACATCGGCACGTCTGCGGACCCCGATGCGTTCGGCAACTTCGGCGTCTTGACCGGCGACGCCACCACGGACGTGAAGCCCGAGGCGTCGATCCTCTACACCCTGAACGGCACGCTGAAGTCCGGCCCTGTGTCGGTGTCTTCGGAGACCGTCATCATCGGCACGGTCAACGCCGTCGCCAACGCTGGCGGAACGGGCGTGCTTTGGGTGTGCGTCCTTTACGTCCCTGCCTAACGCCAAGCGCCGCCGGGGTGAGTGATTGCCCCGGCGGTTGCTAGGTCCGAAACGAGGGGCGACGCATGGCGACCTGTCGGCAAGTCATAACCCGCGCGCTGGAGAAAATCCGGGTCCGTGCGGTTGGCGACGCGCCCTCCCCCGAGGAGGCCGCAGGCGCGCTCCAGACGCTGCAGAGCCTCTATGACGAGCTTATCGGCATCGGTTCTTTCGGCCGTCTGGCCGAGGTTCTGGTCGATGACGACTACACCGCAGGCGAGAACGAGCGGATTTACAATACGACCGACAGTCCGGTGACCATCACCCTGCCGGAGACAATTGAGGACGAGGAAGACGGTCAGGACCGCGCGCCGCGAGACCGCAGCGTGGTAGTTATCGCCAGCGACCCGATCAAGGCGCACCTCTATTCGGCCCCGCTGGGCGAATGGCAGGAGCTAACCAACCTCGCGCTTGAGGACGTCGCGCCGCTTTCAGAGCGGTCATTCGACGGCCTGGCGAGCCTTCTGGCGGTGGCCTTGTCGGAGGAAAACCTAAAGCCGGTCGGCCCGGTGTTGCAGGCCCGCGCTCAGGCGTTCCGCTCCATGATCGTGACCCGTTTCGACAGTCCGCGCACGTCGCCGGACGTCGAGTATTTCTGAGGACGCCATGGCCACTTACACCAAGTTCGACCAGTTTGCTGCCGACTGCCCGAATGGCGTCCACAACCTTGGGTCCAACACGCTCAAGGTGATACTGACCAATTCGGCTCCGCTGGTGACCAACACCGTCAAGGCCAACCTCACCGAAATCAGCCCCGGCAACGGCTACACGGCGGGCGGCGCGACGGTGACTGTCACGGCGTCCTCGCAGACGAGCGGCATCTACTCGCTGGTCGGCAATGACGTGGTCATCACGGCGTCCGGTGGGTCGGTCGGCCCGTTTAGGTACGCGGTGCTTTACAACGACACCCCGACCAGCCCTGCCGATCCGCTGATTGCGTTCTGGGACTACGGCTCAAGCGTGACCCTGGCGTCGGGCGAAGCGCTGACCGTGGACTTCGGATCTAACATCCTGACGGTGGACTGATGCCGACCGGGACGGCCACGCTCGACTTCGGAGCGTTCCCCGGAAGCAACGAGGCCTCGGTTGCGTTTTCGGACGCCACGATTGGCGCGGGGGCGAAGGTCGAAGCCTTCATCATGGCGAACGACACGACGTCGGACCACACGGCGGCTGACCATCGCTACGCCGGGCAGTTCTTCTCACTCACGGCGGCGCCCGACGCGGGTGTCGGCGGGACGATCTACGCGCGCTCGATTCACAAGATGCAGGGGACGTTCGCCGTCCGCTGGGTCTGGGCAGACTAGGGACACATCATGGCGCTTGACACCAATCTCGCCGGGGGCGTCTCCGGCACAAAGCAGGAGGTCGATGCGAACAAGAACGCGTTCGTCATCACCCCCGGCTATACCGCTGGCGGCGTTTCGTTCGGAGGTGGTCCCGACGCGGGCCACACGATGCAGTCGGAGAACGATTCCGGCGTGCTGACCGGCGTCCGCCACGTCCATGCGCCCGAGACCGACGACGACTACCGCCTTCGCGTTGGCCTCGACCTCCTGATGGATCAGGAAGCCTTCACCGACACGGCGCAAAATACCGGCAAGTTCTCGCACGCTTTCACCACGCTCACGGCCACCTCAAGCGCGTCGGGCCTGCTGACCAACAGCGGCAACATCACCACGACCACGACCGGCATGACGTTCGGCTCGTTCGCGCAATTCCCGGTTGGCGGTACTAACACGCTCGTTGTCGAGACGGCGCTTTCGTTCTCCGCGCAGCCGAACTCAAACACCGTGATCGACTTTGGCGTGTTCCAGCGTGGCGCATCGACGGCCTTTGCGCCGCTCGATGGCGTTTACTTCCGCATGAACTCGACGGGTCTGCTGGGCGTCATCAACAACGCCGGTGTCGAGACCACGACAAGCGTGTTCCCGCTGGCGCTGGGCGCCGGCACTTTCGCCTACACCAACAACCGGGTTTACCGCTTCCTCATCCAGATCACGAACGTCGTCACGACCTTCTGGATCGACAACCTCAAGGTCGGTGAAATCCCGACCCCTTCCGGCGCGGACAGCCCTTGCCAATCGCGTTCGCTCCCGTGGTCCATTCGTCACGCCATCGTCGGCGGTGCGGCGGGCGCGGCGACGCAGGCGCTGGTCAAAGACTACCGCGTGACCGTGCGCGGGCCGCAGTACGCCAACGTACTCAGCACGTCGGGCAACCGCATGTTTGGCTCCTATCAGGGCCTTTCCGGCGGCACTATGGGCTCGCTCGCCACCTACGCCAACAGCACGAACCCGACCGCCGCCGCGCCAAGCAACACGGCGCTGACGGCCAACCTTCCGGGTGGCCTTGGGGGTCAGGGCGCAGTCACCGCTGCGGCTGCGGCTGCGACGGACGGCATCTGGGGCAGTTATCAGGTTCCAGCGGGTTCAACGACCGTTCAGGGCCGCAGGCTGGTGGTTCGCGGTATCCGCCTGCAATGCGTCAACACTGGCGCGGCTGTGGCGACTACGGCGACCGTTCTGCAATTCTCGCTCGCGTTCGGACACACGGCGGTTTCGCTGGCGACGGCGGAAAGCGGATCGTTCGCCACCGGCACGGCCAAGGCTCCCCGCCGCGTGGCCATGGGCTTCCAATCCTGGGCAGTCGATGCGACGATTGGCGCGCCCGCCGCCGAGGGGCCGATCTACCTCGACCTTGGGGACGCGCCGATCTACGTCAACCCTGGCGAGTTCATCGCCCTGGTCGCCAAGTTCCTGGTCGGCACGGCGACAGCCTCGCAGACCATCAGCTTCATCTGGCAACCCGTTTACGGTTGGGAGTAACCGTTGAGCCTTCTCCTCGCACTTAGCGGGGGACTTACCCTAAGCGCGGCCTCTGGGGCCTATACGGTCACCGGGACGGACGCCGGACTAAGGGTTTCGCGGCTTCTGGAGGCCGAGGGCGGCGCTTACGCCCTGACCGGGGACAATGCGGCGCTGAGACTGACGCGCCGTCTGGAGGCATCTGGCGGGGCCTACACGGTCACCGGCTCGGATGCGGGGCTCAATCGCGGCTACACGCTGGTTGCAGGCGGCGGAAGCTACGCGCTCGCCGGGGCGACGGTCAGCTTTAGCCGCAGCTATCGGATCACGGCTGAAGGCGGCTCGTATGTCGTCAACGGCGGGCCGACGCTTCTGTTCGGGCCGGGTCGCATCCCGGCTTACCCTCTCTCGCCGGGCTCTGCGACGGCTCCGACGCTTTCGGCGGGATCGGTAACCGCCCCGCCTTTGGGTTCATCAACCGCAACGGGTCCGGCCTTGCCAAGCCCGCCAACCGTAACCGCCCCGGCCCTGCCAGGACCGCAGGCCATATCCGCATGAGGCTGACAGATGTCACGCAACGCAAACGACACCGGCTCCGCATCGCAGGCTCGGGCTGTAACCAAAAGCGATTCCACGGTTCTGCCCGTCACCGCCGCCTTGTGGGTGGGCGGCGCCGGCAACCTGTCGCTGGTGTTTGAGGATGGCGGCTCCGCCGTGACAATCACCGGCGTCCCGGCTGGGACGCTTCTGCCGTTCCGCGTGACGAAGGTCATGAACGCGACGACCGCGACCGACATCACGGCGCTTTACTGACCTATGCGCCCCCTCGCGCCCACCTCGCCGCAGCGGGATCGGCGCATCCTGGCGGCGGACGCGGCCTACGCGGCGTTTCTGGCGCCGGGCTTTCCGCTCGATGACTACCCCGGCGAGACGTTGCAAATACGCAACGAACTGGACCGGACCAACTGGCTGACGCTCAAGGACATATGCGCCGAGGCTATCGCGGCGGGCGTCGGTGATCTGACAATCGACGCACCGGGCATCCGTTGCACGTCCAACGCCTTCATCCGCCCGACCTATGCCGAGACCTTCGTGCTCATGCAGGAACTGAGGGCCTGGGCGATGCAGGCTCAAGCCAACTGGTGGCGGCTTAAGGACGAATGTCGGTCGGTCACCACGCGGGCCGCGCTGGAGGC